TAGTCATAGCCCCAATGCGACTCTAGGCCACCTGTTTTCCAACAGCCCCAACAAAGGAGAATAAAATGGAAGAAAATAAAAAAGAAGAGATTCAAACAGAGGAAACGAAAGATGAATCTCAAACAGAGGCTCTTCTCGAGCCTACTCCTTATCAAAACAAATATAAAAGAGATTTAGATAAAGAGGAAACAGACGACACAGCTACCGTTTCAAAGGACACTTCTTCAGAAGAAGAAGCCACTCCCGATGAAGAACGCCCTGTTAATGCTGAAGAGAAGGTGTTTAAGAAAAGATATGACGACCTTAAACGCCATTACGATTCTACTGTAAATAAGCATAAGGATGATGTTTCCAAACTTAAAAAACAGCTAGAAGATAATGCTGATAAAATAAAGTTACCCAAGACAAAAGAAGAAATAGAGGCTTGGAGAGCAAAATATCCAGATGTCTATGATGTTATAGAGACTATAGCACATACAAAGGCAGATGAAAAGGCTAAGAAAGTTGAAACAGGTCTTAAAGAACTAGAAAGTCAACAAGCTGTAGTTCAAAGAGATAAGGCTGAAGTTCAATTATCTAAGTTACATCCTGATTTTAATGAAATTAGAGAGGATGATAAATTTCATGAATGGGTTAAACTTCAAGATGCTACAATTCAAGGATGGCTTTATGATAATTCAACAAATGCAAAATTAGCTGCTCGTGCTATTGACCTATATAAAATGGATACAGGTCTTAGTAAGAAAAAAGTTAATAGCAAATTAGAGGCATCAAAATCAGTAACATCAACTAGTAAACGTGAAATAGAGGCAGGAGATAAAAAAATCTGGTCGCTTAATGAAATAGCAAAAATGAAACCTCATGAGTTTGCAAAAAACGAAAAGGAAATTGATTTAGCTAGAGCAGAAGGTAGAATTCGTTAATCTTTAACTAACAGTCTATAGGAGGACTAAACGATGGCTATAAGCAAATCAACTGGTTATAACAACTTACCTTCGGGTAATTGGTTACCGGTAATATACAGCCAAAAAGTCCAAAAGTTCTTTAGAACTGCATCAGTAGTAGAAGATATTACTAATACTGACTATGCAGGTGAAATTGAAAATTTCGGAGATACTGTTAACATAATTAAAGAGCCTAGCATTAGTGTGGCATCTTATACTAGAGGTGGAGCAATCAACATCCAAAATTTGGCTGATGACCAACTACAACTAGTAGTAGACCAAGCTAATGCGTTTGCTTTTAAAGTTGACGATATTGAAGAAAGACAATCTCATGTGAACTGGGAGGCTTTGGCTACTTCTTCTGGAGCATATGCTCTAAAAGATTCTTATGACGAAAACGTTATTGCAGCTATGGTATCCGGTGCAGGTACAACTATCAATACTGATGGTGGTACAACTGCTCCGTATGACATTGGATTCGGTACAAGTGAAACTGACCCTGCAAATGTTTTAGCAAATGCTGCTAAAAGATTACATGCTAATGACGTTCCTACAGATAATAGATGGTTCTTAGGAAGTCCAGAGTTTTACGAACAGCTTGGACAAGCTTCGGCAAAACTTATGGATGCATCTGTTACTGGTGATGGAAAATCGCCACTACGTAATGGTAGCGTATTGGAAGGACAAGTTAATGGTTTTAAATTATATATGACTAATAACTTTGCCGCTTCAACAACAAGTGATTACTATAAAGTATTATATGGACATATGTCTTCAACTGCTACTGCAAATGCTATTGCAAAAACAGAAGTAGTAAGAGACCCTGATTCATTCGCTGATATAGTAAGAGGCTTACATGTGTTTGGTAGAAAAGTATTGCGTTCAGCAGCACTTCAAGTAAGACACATAAAAATTGACTAAGGGAGGGTATAACTATGGCGACTTATGATGTAACAGGGCCGGGTAGTGGAACTCGCCCCGGAAGATATAATCCAGGTGTAAGAACTCCTTACATGGTGGAAAATACAATTGATGTATCTCAAATTAATAGTGGTTCAGGTTCAGCACAAAATGATGTGCTACAATGTATTGATGTACCTGCAGAAACATTAATTATGGCAGCAGGAGTAGAAGTGTTAACAGCATGTTCTTCATCTGTAGTTATTGATATTGGTACTACTGGAAGTTCAGCAGGTTTTTTAGACCCTGATGCTTTCGTAGATGCTTATGATGCTACAGGTGCTACTTATGCACCTAGAGATGTTGCAGATGCAGCACCTATGCTTATCACTAAAACAGCAGATACTATTGATGCCTTAATGGCAGGGGCAGCATCAACTGCGGGTAAAATCCGTGTTTGGGC